CCGCCATTTTCGGGCCAGTGTCACTAGACGTCACGATCGGTCAGTATGGACAACAATGGAAAATTAACACAAGAGAAGACCTTACTCTTCTTAAGTGCATAAACCAAATCGTCCTCAACTGATTTAACGGTGAAGCCATAACGCTCTAGGAAGAACATCTCTGTCTCCGCATCGCATTTGTGCTCACTGCGCGCAAACGATTTATAAACGCTGCGCTCATCGACGTATTTCACCTCTTTGACTTTGCTTAATAGTTGCAAGCAGTGAGAGGTGTATAGTCGGATAACAGGTACGAACCCAGCCTCTATCCTCAATCCCAGCAACATTCCCTTAATCTCGCCTTCAGTCAATTTGTTTAGACCAAAGCCGATTTTGGGTAGCCGGCGACCAATTTTAGGGCCAAGCACGTATGTGCCCTCAACGGGCCAGAACAGTGATGAGCAGTACTCTACTTCCGCGATATTTCTAGAGAATTTACATTTCGTTGTAAATCCCAGCTGTCGGTTCTTATCTACCAGACAGTCGCTCAAGAGATTGCACTCCTCATTTGACAGTTTCTTCTTCACTACGAGGAAACTATCGTCACCATTAACCAACATCGCATACTCTTCGACGCCGAATCCAGCCTTGCGCATGATATAATCCAATTTACATCCGTTAACGTACGTGTTCGAAAAAGAAGTGTCTTGTTGACCACTTCCCATCGTCCCATCCACAGAATATTTAATGCCTCGCTGAGTAAAACCCCGCTTGGCAAACATCTGTTTCAGAGCATAGTGGGCTTGTTGATACCCTGCTATGCCAGCGCGTTTGGACAAATTGGAGAAAGCTTTCCTCACGCCACACTTTTGGTGCGCGTCGTACCGGCTCTCATCAAGCTCAAAGATCACCACATCTTGGCCCATTATATGCTCTTTAGCCCACTCACCAATTTCCTCACCTGTCATCCCGGACGTCCAACAGACCCTAAAGTCTTTGTCCCAGATTTTCAGCAATTCTTTGGAAGCGTGCCAAGCAAATGGCCCGTATGCTGCGTTAACTCTATCAGAGCTAGCAGTGATCGCTCTTGGATCGAAATCCTCAAACTTTACCCCTCCCTTCATAGTTACCTCACGTTTTACATGTACTTTACGTAGAAAGTCTACGTGTTCCAAATCGTGTTGTTGCAAAGACGCATAAGCTTTATTCATTAAAGCTCTCTTTGCAGGTTCATGGTGGGCATTCCAACGCTCGAATAGCGCGTGTGGAGCCTCTTCCATGACACCCATCGTTTTGGTGATCATTTCACCATGCATAATGACTTTCCCCCAGAGCTTACTATCTTCTGGGGGTGTTTCAACCACTGCC